GTAGGTGGCATGCCAAGTTGGCATGGCTAGCAGGCCCCTCGCATAGGCAGCCTACGCTGGCCATCCCACGCATCGCTCTTTCTGCTGTTGCACTGCCTGCAAGCGCACCGCACGTTGTGCCAATCGTGGTCACCACCTTTACTCAATGGTATCGGGTGATGGTCAACCGTTGCAGCCCTCGCATGATTGAAGTTAGCGCCATTGTGGCACTTGCAACCGCACACGTGGCACTTAAATCCGTCGCGGAGCAGGATGTCCTTTCTTCTACATTTCGGGTTGTAAAAACCACCGTACTTCCTACATCGCTTGCGATAGTCGCCGACGCGTTTTTTAAGTTCTCGTCTCTGTTTCGCAAGAGCAGCTTTCCTGCAATCCTTGCAATGCGGAGGCGGGCCAAAGGCCGTCGCGTTTTCAACCGTCTTTCCGCATTTACACCGCCTTGGTTCTCGCCAGTTCTTGTTGCACTGGTAACTGCAAAACCGAGACGCACCTGGCTTGCAAGCGTTGCCGCAAGCCTCACACCACTTCGTCGCTGCAAGAGCCTCCCATAATCCAGCACCGTGCTGATGCACGCCACGCATTGCCTGCTCCACTGTGCGAGCCCATTTGACCGATGGGGCACTCGCATACCTGCCGCCCTTGTGCCAGCGTCCTCTCTCTACGGCGGAATTGTCCCTTGATACGCGACCGGCCCTAAGTGCTGTGAAGTAGCAGGGCTTTGAGCAGTACAAAGCCTTGTCGTTCTTGCCGTTTGGCCCTTTGGGCGATCTCCTGAACTGTTTGCCGCACTCAATGCAGTTCTTGCTTATTGGCCGCAGTGCTTCCCGCATGCACGCTCTACCGCAGAACCTATGCCCTTGGGATTTGCGTGTGAGGTTTGTTGTGAATTTCTTTTTGCACTGCTGGCAAGTCAGCAAGACCCTGCCGCCGCTTGAAAGGAATTGGCAGTCGCGACTGCAAAACTTCGTTTTTGGGTGCCTCGCAAGCCACTGGCGACTGCAATGCAAACAAATACGCAGATACCCGGCGTCAGCCTTCTTGCGCCTGCTTTTCCTTGCTTGGGCGTTGTGCCACTCTCGCTGGCATAGGTCGCATCGCTTAGAAATCGGCCCCTGTCTGATCGGGGACACAAAAAGCTGCTGGCAATCAACGCACGCTTGCTTTCGGCACATGGAACAAACCTCCTTGTTCCACGCAGCATGCGCGCACTGTCAATGTTTACGGCGAGCAGCCTCCCTTACGGTCTTCCTGGAGTGGCACGACCGACATCGGCACGCGCCGTTGCTCACGTCGTACCGCAGGTCGGGCCGCTCGACCACGGGCACGATGTGGTCGGCATGGTTGGCTTGGTCGATGCGACCGCAGTCCACGCAGGCCCAAGAGTCACGGGTAAGCACGGCTTGCCTCCAAAGGCGGTGCCGCTTGTCCGTATAGCCACGCGCCGACGCACTTGGCCTGGTGCTGTCGTCACGCATGTAGCGTGTACGCAACCGTGGCGGCCTGTGTGTGGGCATCCTGCTGGGCATTAGTTCTTTGTCTCGGTGTTGGGTTCGGCCGCGCTGGACACGTAACCACGCTCGCCCGTGCGTGGCTGCAACGCATACAGGAGCCGAGTCTGCTCACCGAGCGCCGTGGAGATGTCTTTTTGCGTGTCGCCCAACTGCTCGAGGAACTTGGTGTGAGCCTGCACAAGCGGCAGCAGTACGTCTTGCCGCAGCATCCAGCCGCAGGCCACCGCAACCAGCACAGGAAAGCCCCACCGCTCAATGATGGTGGCCAGTGTCGCCTTGACTTCGTCGCTCATTTGGTCAACTCGTGTTTCATGACAATGAGAAAAGCCCGATTCGCTCGATGCTCCAGCCACCACTCGATGATCTTCTGCACGATCAACGTGACGAGGCCCTGGAGCAGGAACGCCCAGAGCATGCCGTAAGAGGCGGAATCCACATTGGTACAGGCGTGATGCAGACGCTTTACCGATCGCTCGATGTCGGCCGCCACGATAGCCCGCTCCTCATCCGACACGGCCGCGTTCATGTAGTCGGCTGGCCATGCCTCGATCGTGAGTTGCACTAGGTCGTTCACTGTGGACCGTCCGGCAATAAGCCGCCGGGCAGGAAGCGACCTCCATACGTGTTTCTGCAGTCCGTCGAGGTTCATCGTTTGCCGGTTCCTTTGCACTCTGGGCATTGGATCTTCACCCGGCCGTCGCCAATGATGCCGGTGCCGTTGCAGTTGTCGCACTTGCCGGACGGTGCAGGAGGAGGCGTCGGCGTGATCTGCGAACGCAGACGCGTCACGGCATAGGCCGCCTCGCACGCGAGGTCGGCATACATGCCGCTGCGGTCGGCAGCAGTGCCGCAGCCAGCTACGAACGCAAGCAGCAGGGCGGCCCACCTCATAGCGACACTCCGGTCCAGTTGGGCATCTTCGATGCCTTGAACCCGCTGTATCCCGCGTAGGCGTACGAGTCGCGCCCCGACAGCATCTTGTCGCACACGTCGGCGTCGATCCAGAACGAGCACGCCTTGACCTCGTCCGGGATGTTCTCCGGGAAGTGCTTACCAACGGTGTTGGACCGTCCCCACGAGTTGAAACACAGCAGGCCGGGCCGCTTGCCCCAGCGCAATCCGCCCAGCGTCATACAATGCCACCAGACACCGCCTGGCTTGCAAAAGCCCGCATCGTCACGGCTCATCGAGAAGCCCTGACCACTGCACACGACGACCGGGTAGCCGTTGGCGATTGCCTTGGCAGCCTCCACGAACGACGTGGCGAGCGTGGTCTCGCTGCACCGTCGCAGGTAGGCAAACCGCTCAAGTGAGTGTGGCACGCCGTCACGGCCCCACTCACGCTCGCGGGCCGAGGAGTGCGAGTCGATCCGCGTGCCGCCGTAGTCCTGCCCGTAGTGCAGGCACCCGAAGTCTCGCACGCTCTTGGCCGCGTGGAACCCTGTGCTGCCGTCGCCCCCGTTGTTGACTGCTTGGCCGCGGGCCTCGACGCGGCTGAACCCGTAGATACTGGCCTCGACCGTCCGGCCGCCCCATTGTTCAGACTCACGCCGCCAATGGATGTCGCAGGCCGCCAGGAGGTCGATCCCGAGCGACGCGCCCCAGCCGACACACGACCCGACGTTGCCCTGGCTGCCTCGCTTCCACGAGGGCATGCACTTGAGAAGCGACTCGTACAGGAAAACGTCGGTCTTCTCGTCGGTCTTCAGGTCAGGCCCGGCTTGGGCAAGCGTAGGCCGTGCCAGCGACGACACGAACGCCTCGGCGCCTGATGGGTCGGGATCGTAGCCGAAGGCGTGATGTGCCATGCGTCACCCCTTGGCAATGCCGGCCCAAGCGATTGCCTTGCAGACCTCGACGTACGCTTTCCGCACGTCGGCGTCGACCGGCTTGACCTCGAGCGACAGCACCGACTCCATGGCCGTTTCGACGGCCTCCCGCAGGCCCTGGTACGCGCCCGGCTTGTGCTCGCCGATCCGACGCCAGCCGATGTCGAGGGCCAGGATCGTAAAAGCCCGCAGGCTGCGGGTGTCGGTAAACACGACCTCGGTGGCCACGGCATCTCCCGCCACCACAACGGCCGCCTTCTCCCACAGTTGCTGCCACAACAGCTTGTCACCCATGGGGGCAGACTTCAGAGCTTCGATCACTGGCGTAACAAGGCGTTGCATGTCGTCACGAGGTGTTTCAACTGCTGGCGGTGCCAGGTTCTTAACCGGAGGCAGCCCACCAACGGCCACAGCCGCCAAAGCAATCGCCAAAGCGAACCGCAGAGCAGTCATTGGGCGTCCTTGCCGTTGCGGAGCATCACGTCGAGCAGCTGCTGGCACAGTGCCACGCCGTCACTCAATCCCGCGGCCCGCAGCTTATTGGCCAGGTCGAGTACCACACGCATTTCGGCAAGTCCGACCGGGGCGGCTGGGGAGGGCTCTTGGGTTCTGAGCGTTTTGGCCCAGGCATAGGCTTGGCGGCATCCAGCCACGATTGCTGGCGAAGCCACAAGAGCCACAGCCGCCAGCCCGGCGACGAGTCGAACAGCGGCATCGGTCATCGCTTGAGCGCCTCCGCCTGAAGCAGGCACCACCGCACCAGCGACTCACCCTCGGCCGTCCGCAGCACGGCAGCGAGGTGTCGAATGAACTCGTCGTCTGCTCGGCTGTTCGTCTTCGACGCCACCCACTCGCAGGCGTCGGCCACGATCAGACCACGCTTGAACGGGTCCGACTCCTGTGCGAACCGCTGGCCGTAGCCGATCAGCGGGGCATACGCCTGCACCAGGGCGATCTTCTGCCAGATGGAAAGGCTTTCGCCGTACTCTGCCGCCTCAGCGGCCGTCATTTCAAAGCTCATGCGGCACCTCCATCTACCAATCTGGCTGCATTTCGGGGTTGTCTTGCAGTTCGGCCGGCGTTTCGTACGCCCGCAACTGAAATGACTGTGTCTTAGTGACGCGACGGTCCTGCTCGGTCGCATCGTCCCACGCTGCACGGATGCGCTGCGTGGCCGCCAGGATCTCTTCCGGTGTCGGGTCTCGCTGCTCGCTCCGCTTCGGCTTGAACCGGAACCGCCGGTCGTGCCGAGGTGCCAACGGCACGACGCCCTTCAGCCGGATCAGCTGATCCTTGGTGATCGTCCAATGGGTGCAGATCGCCACCATGGCGGAATGAGAATCCCACTGCATCCGCAGCAGGTTCAGGTCAATCGTCGCCGTGTTGCCCGCCATCGAGCCACCTCATGACACAACGCTGCGACGGGTTCAGGAACAGAGCCCGCCCGGTCGCCTTGCTCACGCTCTCGTGGAACGTGACGTGTTCGCAGTCCGAACCGTCGTACTTGCCAGCCAGATACTCGTCAGTCCGGTAGATGCACAGGCCGCCCATGGCACTACACACCGGCACCGGTGGGCTGCCCACCGGAGGCAACCAGTGATGCTTCCAGCCTCCGACTCCCGCCGTGTAGTCATCCCAATACGAGTTCAGCCGGAGCGCCCAACAGTCGTAGTGCAGCCACGCCTCGATCGGCCTGGTGTGGCCTTCGGCGTTTGTCTCGTACGCCGGATGCTGCAGCAGCGACACGCTGGCCATGCCGTACGCCTCCGGCAGCTCGAGCAGCCAGCCGATGCCGTTGAGCACGCCTTGGTGTGACCAACCGCCCCACGCGTCGAAGTCGACGACCACGACGTAGTCCGAGTCGCCAGCACACTCACGCACCCACCGCTGGCAGGCCGTGCGGTACTCGGCCAGGGCCTCCGTGCGGCGGCCTGCAAACTCGGCCGAGAACTGCTCGCGGCCGAGCCTCTGGCTCGTGAACGTCGCCTGCCGATGCTCGCGGCAGAAGTCGGCCAGCACCTGGTCGGTGGCGTCCTCGTTGTCGTTCGTCTCGACGTGCAGCTGCCACGACCTGGCCGAGGCGCCAAGCATGGCGACACGCTCCAGGTTGACCTCCAGAGGCCCCGCACAGTTGCGGGCGAGGCCGACGATTGCGATCCGGCTGTCGTGCAGTTCCTGCTCGCCGGCCGACACCATCTCGGCAAAGTCAGCCTCGAACGGCTCGACGGGCATCAGCAGGTTTTTCGGTAGCTTCACCGTATCACCTGCGACATGGTGCGTTTCAGCCACTCGATTCTCTCCTGCATTGGAAACACGCCGCACGGGTGGTACACGAAATCGCCCGGCTGCCAGTGGCCACCGACTTCGTCCCGCTCGTTGGCTGGCCGGTTCCACACGCACGAGTTGAAGGCCCGGAGCGGTGCCACGGTGAGTACGTCCACGCCAACCGATGCGAGCTCGCCAAGCAGGGTCTGCCACCCACACCGCAGGCCCACCCACCGGTCACGCTCTTCGGAAATAGTCTGCAGCAGAGCGCGTGCCTTGGTCGTGTCTCGCCATACCATGCTGCCGCAGTTCAAGCGGTTCCACGACACGATTCCTTCCTCGCACACCGTGACGTGCGGCCCGATGCACGCGAGCTCGTGGATAGGCTGCCGCATGTCCGTGATGACAGCGTCACAGTCGAGCGTCCACAGCATGTCGAACCGGTCGAGGTAGTGGCACAACAGATCGACTCTGGCCACCGCCTCGTCATAGGGCTGGTTGTCGCAGATCAGCGAGTACCCGTGCCGCAGGCAATACTCAAGCTTGTTCGGAACGGTGAGCGTGGCCAAATCGGCAATGTTCGCCGACACGCTCGTTACGAGTGCCACATTCACGTCACACGCACGGTCGTCCGTGCCTCCGTGCCGTAGCTCTTCTCGATCACCAACCGCCGCACCTGCTTGTCGTTCCCAAGCACAGGCCCGATGGCATCGAGCACGGCCTTCGCCACGTTGTCCACGTCCGGCAGAGGAACAGCTGGAGCCGATGGCTTGATGCCACTTTTCGTCAGGTGCGACTTCGGCCGCACGAACACGGCGTCGATCACGACCTCGACCGTGGCCGTAGTAGGCCGCAGGCCGGCGTCGACCGCGGCCAGCTGCAGCGCCTTGCGGTACGCGTGGATCGGGTGCTTGGCCTCGACGTACGCACGGCCGAACCCGCCCCGCGTCGAGATCCTCGGACGCGGTTGCGGTACAGGCTCGCCGTCTACGCTGAACGTGATGGACATGCCGCCGATGTTGGCGGCTGTGTCAACTTTTTCAGTCAGCGAGTGGCATGATCACGCCATGCACGTCGCCGCACTTCAGCCGCACGGCATCGCCAGGCTTCGTCGCTTGGATCTCCACGTTCGGCTCGCCGTCCTTGGCCAGGCCAGCCAGGAAGTCGAGCACGAACTTCGGGTCGAGCTTCACGCTGGCGGCGTTGCCAAACTCGACGATGTCGCACGTAACGCTCGACTCGCCGGCCTCGCTGCTCTGGGCATGCAGGTGCATGCCCTCCTTGGAGAACGAGAAGTCGACGCCCTTGCTCGACTCGCTCGTGGTGATCGCAGCGGCCCTAGTCGCATCGGCCAGCACGTTGCGGCTCACACTCGTCGGCTTGGCCTCGGTCTTCGGAAACACGTCCCGCCAACGCGGGAACCGTCCCTCGACCAGCCGGGCCGTCACCACGGTCGACCCGATGGTACAGACCAGCGTGTTCGTGCTGGCCTCGAGCTCGACTATCTCCTCGCCGCCGGCCTCCTTGGCGATGTCGGCCAGCATCTTGGCCACCCGCTGCGGGATCAGCGTCTCGGAGTCGTCCACGGCCAGGTCGTGCTCGGCCTCGGCCATGGTGAGCCGCCGGCCGTCGGTGGCCACGCAAGAGACCTTGTCGCCCTTCACCTCGACCATGACGCCACCCAAGGCATAACGGCTGCTCTTCAGGTCGCAGGCGTCCACCACGGCACGCACCAAGCCGGCGAACTGGTCTGCCGGTAGCTTGATCCGGTTCTTGGCACCGTCCGCCGTCATGGTCGGGAACTCCAGCGGGTCTTCCGTGGGCAGCGTCCACGACCCACGCACCGTGGACAGCACGCAGCTGCTGTCCTTCGGCGTGATGGTGATCTCGTCGTCTCGGCACTCGGACAGGATCGACCACACACGCTGCATCGGCAGCAGCAGGGCCGGGCCGTCAAACGGCACAGCGGCCGTCACCTGCACCTCGAGGTCCGTGCCGACCACCTGGCCGCCGGAGATCAGCACGTTGCGGAGAATCGGCTTCGGCGTGCGGTCAGTCACCGCGCTTTTCACGGTCGATAATGCCGCCTTGAACGCCGCGACGCTCAACACGATGCCATTGCGATTTTTGGAAGTCGTAACCATGTGGAGAATCCTTTCGCTTGAGGGAAACGCCCACGGCGATGCCGAGGGCAAAAGTCAGTCCGTTGACCAGCACACCCGTTGCCAGAAACACCGCGTGTTCGATACTCATGCGTTCACCTTGATCCCCCGCACCGCGTGCGGCTTGCGGCTGATCCAGCCCTTTTTCTCCAAGGCGTCAAGGTGCTGCGTCACGCCGTGCGGCGATTTGATCGACAACGCCGTGGCGATCTCCCGCACGGTTGGCGAATAGAGCTCGATGTTCGCCACGATGAACTCGTACACTTCCTGCTGCCTCGCCGTCAGCGGGGTCTTTTCTGCCGTGGTCATCTGCTGCTCCTGCGTCATGGTGTCACCTCATCCAACAATTTCGTGGCCGTCTCCTGGCACAACGAGTCGCCCTGGGCCAGGTCGAACGCGTGCGGGTAGTGCTTCAGCAGCCGCCGGGCCTCCTGCCTGACGGCGGCCGGGATGCGTTTGCACCCGTCCGGCATGTACGGGCTCGATAGCCGGACCAGGAACGCACGGGTCCAGACGATCGCGGCAGTGCGCTCGGATGGCATGGTCATGTGGTGACCTCCTGGTGTGCTCGGGCCTTGTGGCCGCGGGCCGTGTCTGTGAACTCGCCACCGAGCATCCGCGCGACGAACGACCCACGCTCCGGGTCGCGCTGGCAGAACTGGCGCAGCGTCGGTGGCGTCTTGAACCCGGAGCAGGCGCCCTTCTTGATCTCTGGGATCGCCGTGATCGCTTCCTGGAGCCATCCAGGCTCGCTCAGGCGGTCGATCGCCTCCGGTGGTGGCTCCGTAGACCTCCACTGCCGCTTCTCGCCCCAGGCGGCGTTCCAGGCGTCCCGTAGCTGGCCCCATGCCCTGCCTGTTTCCTCATCCAATCCAGCCGGAGGCGGGGGAGGAGGAGGAGGAGAATAAGACATGGTCATGGAAGCATCGTCCGAGCATGTGCTGCCGCATATGCGGTCGCATATGCCGTCGCATTGCTCGCCGCATCCGGGATCGCCGGATTCGGCCGAGTTATCGCCATCGGGCACCTTGCCGGCGTTCCTGTTTGACCACCTTGCGGAGGCGGACTGACGAGCCCGCTCGCTCCGTTCGTGGGACAGGTGCCGCTCGTGCTCGAGGCGGACGTTCCGTAGCTTCCCGCCGACGCCCGGCGGGAACTTGTGCTCAAGGGTCTTCCAGCACTTGCTGACCCCAGGGGAGATCAGCTCAAGCCGTTTCATGTCCTTCGGCAGGCCATCCTGCTCCCACTGTGCGACCAGCAGGATCATGTAGTGGCCTCGCTCCTCGGCCGACCACCCAAGAGTGGCGGCGAGGAAGTCGCGTCCGAAGAATGGGAACCAACTACCGGCCATTACGCTAACCTCCACACCACGGCCATCCGACCGCTGCTCGTCTTCCTGGTCCCGGCCTCAACCACCAGACCACGCCGCACAAGCTCGATCCGCCTGGGCCTCTGGGTGCTGGGGTTCATCCGCAGCCGGTGCTGCATCTCCTCGTCGGTCAGGCCAGCCGCGTTCTCACGCAGGAGCTCGAGAACCCGCAGCTGCATGGCGTTCAGCGTCTTCGGCTCCAGCGAGTCGGCCGCCATGGCCGAGGTCGCCGAGCCTTGGACGGCCGGCGGCCTGGCCGCAAACAGCGGCAACGTTGCCATCGTGTCGGGGTAGTAGTCGCTCACTTGCCGAGCTCCTTTGCGATCGTGCAGATCACCGACCTGCTCACGCCCAGGCGGATGGCCACCTGCTTGTTGGTGCAGCCCTGCTCCAACAGCTGCCGCACCCGCTCGCGTGAGACTTTCTTTTCCATTGGCATGTCTGACCTCGTCGTGTATTGGCCCGGTTACGCCGGGCAGGCGGCTCGGTCACCGGGGAAGGCTTCCCAGCCCGAACTGCGGTGGTCGGTTCGATACTCCCGCGGAACGACCCATGCGGCGGATGCAGACGCCGCTGCGGCCAGGGCGGGCCGGTCCGTCGTTCACTCGTAGCGGATCACCGCGAACCAGCCGCGAGGCCCGCGGGCCACGGCCTGTTCGACGATCCGGTAGCGGCCCCGCTGGGCGTCGCGAAAGAAACAACATGACTCGATCGCCTTCTGCGGCGAGCTCGAGGAGTAACCCACACCCTCTCGCCGGCCGTTCAGCACGCGGCAGTGAGCGAGCCGCCCGGTGCGGGCGTTCTCCTCGGCCTGCTGCTGGGCCGTCACCGTCGTCGTGACCGTGATCACCTGCTCGGCCTTGGCCGTGGCGGCACCGATCATCAGCAGGCAACCCATTAAAATTGCGAATCTCATTTCGATCCCTCCTTGGAACCAATCGAACCAGGGCAACGTGCCCACTTACCACTCGCCGCCGAAACGGCTTCTCATCCTGTCGCTGTACTCGTCCTCGCGGCCCGCCCTGTAGGCGGCTCTCGCGTTGACGTTGCCGGGCTTGATCACCAGCGGTGTGACCGCCGGCCCGTCAAGCACCTTGGCCATGTCGGTCTCGACCATCAGCGGCTCGGCCTGGTCCTCTCGGGCCAGCCGTGCCTTCGCTTCCTCGACCGTCTCGAAATCCTTGCGAAACGTGCTCATGGCTTCTCCTCAGAACGGGATGTCGTCGGAGCCGATGGCGCTCGCCGCGGCCCGCACTTTTGCCGCAGCCGTGCGGGCAGGCTTCGCGGCCTGCTGTGGCACAGGGCCGGGCAGGTACTTCTTGATCACGGCCGAGACCTTGCCGGCCTTGCTCGTGTAGTGCTCGACCATGGCGATGACCGTCTGGCCGAGCACGGCCTCGGGCGACACCCGCAGCGTGTTGCCGTCCGCCTGCAGGCCGATGGCCTTGGCCAGCTCGGCACCCATGTACGGGCGGTGCTTGGGCAGGTCGTGGTAGATGTGCCTGTGGGTGGCGTCGAACTCCAGCCGCAGCTTCAAACAGATGCCGTCCGGGTTCGTCTTCTCGTCCGTCTTCCACTGGTTCGGGCCGACCTCAGCCGCCACGACCTTCAGCCGGTGCGTGCCGACCGGCACGATGTCGTACTCCTCTGGCCTGGTGCCGTGCACGTCCTGCGTTTCGTCCATCGTCCATTCGATGTCCATATCGTCGTTCCTCTCCTGGTTGGGTTTCCGCTTCATCTGGGTCCACGAGTCATGCCACGCCATTGGTCGTCACCTCCGGCTCGATCTGCTGGTGCCGCATATTCACAAGTGCGGTGAGCTGCTCGGCGGCCTCAGGCGACAACTGGCCTTCCGAAACCAGGACTTCCATCCGGTCGGCAATCTTTCCGAGCGTCCGCACAGACGTTGCCTGTGCGATGTGCTCGGCAATCTTGATTCCGAGCGGAACCTCGCCAGGCTGGCCGGCCCCTGTACCGCTGGTAGCGTCAGCGGTTCTTGCAGGCGTCGGCGCCGACGCCACAGGGGCCGGGAGCCCGTCCGAGAGCCACGACGCGAGGTCGCGGCCGAAGTCTTCGCCAGGCTTTTCGATCAGCTTGTCCTGGAACTTGCCGGTGCGGTCCTTGATCACGTTGGCGACGTGCTCGGTCGAGATCTCGACCAGCAGGTCGAACTCGTACTCGACGCCCTTGCCCTGCTCGGGAGCCAGGCCGACACGCTGTGGCGTCTTGCGGCCGTTGTTGTCCACGGTCGTCCACTCGGTCTTCGACCGCATCGTGGCGATGACGTGGCCGGGGTAGGTCAGGATCGCCTGCACCAGCCGACGCTGCAGCGGCGTGCCTTCCGACCAGGCCGACCATGTGTTCCCGCGGTACTTGGCCTTGGCCAGCTTCTCGACCTCTTCCAGGAGCGTCTGCCAGCCGTGCGACAGCGAGTCGATCACCAAGACCGGGTAGCCGGCCTTGGCCGCTTCGCCGATCGCAGCCACGTAGCCGTCGATGGTCTGGTCGGCGAGCTCGAGCACGTCGAACGAGAACCGGTCGGCGTACTTGCTGGCTGATCCACGCTCGGTGTCGATCACCGCCACCGTGCCGCCAGCAGCCAGGCCAGAGGCCACCCGCAGGCTCGTGAAAGTCTTGCCGGCCCCGCTGGGGCCAAAGATCGCAGCCCTGAGTTTTGCGGCTGCCTTGGTTGCCTTTGTGAATCCCATCTGTCGTGTCCTTTCGTGTTCTTCGTTCTGGAATGTGGAACCCGCTCCGCATCCTGCTCGGCGGGCAATGCTGTGCGTCCGTGCTCCGCGGCCTCCGGCCGCCTCCTTCCGACCAACGGTTCCACCGCTGGCCGTTCCTGTGCGTTTAGAAGGGCAACACGTTGCCAAGCGGCCACGGCCTCGGGTCGACCTCCACGATGTCGTCGACGGTCTCCAAGAGCACCTTGCCGTCGTGGTGGCCGATCACCTGGCCGTCGTCGTACGAGCTCTGCGGCCAGCCGGCGAGGCGGTAGGTGACGCCACTGCCGATCGGGAACCGGTCGGCGAGCGAGGAACTGATGGTGTGTTCGGGCATTGCGGCGACGGCGGCCGCGTACTCTCGATCATGTGCGTCCATGTGGGGCATCTCCTTTGCTTGTGGGGTGGAAGTGTACGTCTGACCAGTTGCGCGTCAATTAGTGGATGAGGATTCCAGTTGGCGTTTTGGGGATTTGAAACTGCGTCCATTGCTGGTTGTTTTATGTGTGCCGCTACCGTCACTTTGGAGCAACAGCGTACCGATAGCGTTACTTCTGTCAACCAAGAAAACGCGAGAGCGTTGAAACCAGCAGGTCGATGACGCTGGCTACCGCCTGAGCGGTGCTCGAGTCGGTGCCGAGTTCCTGGCCGAACCTGACAAGGACGAGGGCTTGCAGCAGGCGGTCAATCTTGCGTTTCATCGCGGGCCATCCTTGGCGTGAGAATCCTTGAGCCCGCTGGCGAGATTGCCAGCGGGCGTGGTCGTTGGTCAGGCCGCAAAGCAGCTCAATGGGAGGCGAATGGTCGCCTTGTCGATGCCGCGACCGATTGAACGAAAGTCAGGGCTGACAGTCAGAACGTACTCGCCAATCAGTTGAGCCCATTCAACCTTGCGAACGATGTAGTGCCCGCCGCCATTCTTCGTGCGAATCTCGTCGCCAGCCCTGACCGAGCAGCCAGCAGCAGCCATCTCGTCGGCAATCATCTGAATCCCCTTGAGCGTTGCGGCGTTCATGGTTTCGTCTCCGGTTTGCGTCCTGCGAGTCTCATTCGCTCGCATGGCCCCATTGTAGCGTTATCGTTACTACGCACAAGGGGGCTTGAAAAATATTTTTTGAGGGGCGGTTTTCCCGAGAGTTATTCGGTTTTCCGCTTCCGCTTGGGCTTGGGCTCAGCCTTCCGCTCTGATTTCCGCAGGTTCGAGCGGGTGGTCAGGCTGGCCTTGAGGGCAACCACGTCCGACCGCTTGACCAGCCAAGCCCTTTCGCCAGCCTTCCAGCCCGTCAGGCGGCTGTCCTCTGCGATGAGCAGGCGACGAATGTAGCCCTCGGTGCAGCCGGCTAGCTTCACCGCCTCGGCAATGGTAATCCACTCTTTGTCTGGCGAAGCCACGGCAATCATCCTGTCAATGTAACGCTACCGGCTCTACCGTGCAAATCTACGCATTTGCCAAGCTGCCGTATTTCACGACACAGTCACCTATCGCACGGACAACCTTGGTCCGTTCACTGGAAACGCTGTACACTATCAACTCACCCCAAACGGGGCGATTGTTTTAGCGGATGGGGTGTAGATCCCACCGCCGTCCACCATGTACGCAGGTTTGAACGGATAGTTGAACAACCGTACAGGTGGTCATACAATCGCCTCCAACCCAAAGGAGACGACGAAAATGATGCTGAGAGAACTGCTGATCGACCGTGTTGCCCCGCTGAAGAACCTCTCGGACAGGTCCGTGAAGATGTACGAGAGCACCCTGGACCGCTTCCGCGACTTTCTGGGGCATGAGCCGACCGTAGACGACCTGACCGACCTGACGGCCGCGAAGTTCTTGCGATGGCGGCAGACGCACCAACACAGCAAGTTTAAGCTGATCTCGCCGGCCAGCTTGGCCAAGGATTCCGCGCACCTGCGGAGTTTGTGGACCTGGCTAGCAAAGAAACGCTGGAAGCGGTCGGACGGCGAACTGATCGAGTTCCCGGACTATGCCAGGCCAAGGGTGCCAAAGCCCGTACCGAAGGCGTACAAGGCCGAGGAGCTCGCCAGGCTGGTCGAGGTGGCCCGCACGCGGAAGGGCTACATATGCGGCAAGCCGGCCGCCTGGTATTGGCCGACGAAAATACTGGCCATGTTCCAGACCGGGGAACGGATCGGCGCCATCTTGGAGATACGCTGGTCGGAGGTGGACCTCGAGCGGCACACGCTGACGTTCCTGGCAGCCACGCGTAAAGGCCATAGGGAGACGATTACACGGCCGATCACGCCGGAACTGTCTCGGATGCTGGCTGCGCAGAAAGGGGCTCCTAATGAGCGTGTGTGGCCTTGGCTGGATGACCGGGAGATGCTGTCGCTCTACGGCAGCCTGCGAGTGCTGTGCAGGGTGGCTGGCGTGCCATACAAGCCATTCCATTCCGTGAGAAAAAGCACCGCGAGTTATCTGAAACGGGCTGGAATTTCAGCAAGAAAACAGCTTGGTCATTCCTCGGAGGAAATGGCCGAAACTCACTATTACTGCGAAGACATCGTTGGCAGGGAAAACAACCTGGACTACCTGCCCGACATCGACAGACCGCACGAGCCAGACGCGAACCCCAAAAAGCTCCCACCGGAAGGCGAGGAATCCACGGGCGACAAGCCAGCAGCCTGACGGCAGACGGCGAGCGGCGCGGGGAAAGGATGTAACCCGCGCCGCTCAAGCCGCCGCCCGGATCAAGTGTCCCGCTCTTCGCGGTGGAGCAGCAGTGCCAACAGGCTGTACGAGGCCAGGTCGAACAAGTTGTCGTCGAGCGACTCGTTCTCCAGCCGGCCGGTTGCGTTGTACGTCGCCAACCGCGTCACCTTGTCGGACAGCCGCACCATGGCGGCTTTCCAGGCCGGGATGCCCACGAACGTCGCCCCGTTGCGGATGTTGCGAAGTGGGTCCGTTCCCGTCGGGCAGCCGTAGTCGGATGACTTCCGCCGGTGCATCTCTTTCAGGGCGTCGCACAGGTCGAAGAACGCCTGGCTCGTCGGGTGCACGTCCGACTTCAGCAGCGAACTGCCGAGGAACCGCTGGCCCTCGCAGCACGACGAGGCCCGGCTCAGCAGATCCGCAGCACACTCCTGGGCGGGCTGGCAGCCGGCCAGGGCGGGCGGCCTGTAGCCCTGCAGCTTCGGGTCGGTTGGGTCTGTATTGCCAAGCCGCTCGCTCACGGCGGCCTTGATCGCGGCATTGGCCTCAAGAAACGCAGCAGTCATTTGGTGTCCTTTCGCAAATCGCGGTCGCAGAACAGTGGATACGCACGCGTCACCTCATGCCGGCCGTGGTCGATGATGGCCATGCCCTGGCACGGCCGCTCCGGTGAGGCGACACGCTCAGCGTATGGCGAGTGTCCAATGACTGAACCGTTGGCGACGTACCGCGCCCCACGCAGCCAGCCCCATGAGTGGTAGTGGCCGAAGATCGTCAGGTCGGCCTTGCGGCCGGCATCCCACCTGGCGATCGCCTTGCTGGCCGGAAGCGCGAGACCGTAGACGCCACCGGCAAATCGAATGGAGTGGCCATGGGTCGTGCGGACCAGGAACCCGTCGAGGTCGACGTAGCCCAGGTGGCCCTCGGCGATCTGCCACTGCACGTTCTTGTTCTTCTCCTCGCGAGCCAGCGTGAAGTACATCAGCTGTTCCCACGAGTGTTCTAACTCCGTGGCGATGCGGTTCTTCTCGGTGCTGCGGCCGTGGTTGCCGGCGTTCGTGCAGACGATCACCTGCTCGGCGTGCTTGGCGACGTTGTCGATCAGCCCACGCAGCCGCTCGGCGATCCACCTAGTGGCGTTCATTGGCGACAGCTGGGCCACTTCGACGCAATCCGGGTGAATGTGACCGGTCAGAAAGTCCCCGCCCAACCAGATGAGCACGCGGCGGATGTCTGCCTGGTTACGTTCGTGGTGCAGGCACTCGACGAACCGCTCCTCGAGCTCGGCCAGCCGGGCCTGGCATACGTCGAGCGAGTAGTCGTTTTCGCCATTTACGGTTTCAGGAAGTACGCGCTCTTCGCAGTGCACGTCCGACAGCATGAGGATCGCCGTAGCCAGGTGCTTGGCCCGCTTCTTTCCCTTGACACTCTTGGTCAAGGCCACCGGCTGCACGCCCTTGAGCGACGAGATCGCGTCGGCCCGCTCCCGCTCCTTGTCGATCTGAGCCAGGGCGGCTTTGTACCGACTTCGGTACGTTGCCAACTCCGACCGCAGCCGGGCGAGCTCGGCGTCGGCCTCCAGCTGGGCGGCATGGCTCACATGCTCAGCCACGTCGTCGATCAGCTTCGCTTGTTTAGCCACGCGATCACTCCCTGGACGCCAGCGGTCTCCCATCCACGCTTCCGGCAGGACTCGATGACGGCACGGGCATACGCCAGCTTCTGGTGGGCCGCAGGGTCAAACGCGGCCCGGACGGCCTCAAGCTCGACCTGAGCGTCCGCCGGCAGCCTGTCGAACCAGGAGCAGAACCCTGGCATCGAGTTGGTGACTTTGGAAAGCACCTCGTCCGCGAGCGATGTCTTCGCCATCAGTCCTCCATCCTTCGCCACCTGAGCGCCCACAGCACGCGGGCGATGTCGGCGGCCTGCTCGGTCACGGCTTCCTCAGAGAACGAAGGGTTGAGGGCGTGCAGCAGCTCGTGGATCAGCAGCTCGAGGCCGCTGCGGCCTTTGGAATAGGCCCGCTCGTCAATGAGGATCTTCTCCTGCACCTCGGGATTCTTGGCATCGGCGAGGTAGGTCCAGCCGACGGCACCGCCTCGCAGCCTGGTGAACTTCACCGGCCACACCCTGCCCGCCAGCTTGAAGTGGTGCGTCTCGCCCATGCCTGCATCGTGGCAGGGGCGTCAAGCGGGAGGCTCGTCGGGCTGCGTGCCAATCCCGAGCCGGTAGCCGACTTGGTTGAGCAACTCCTGCCGCTGCTGACATCCGCAGTCGCGGCCCACCAAGGCAGAGACTCGCTCCTTCGTGATGCCTACCGCAGCCAGGCCGTCAGCAACCATGTCGCCTAGGCCGTGGCGAGGGTACGACGGATGCAATGGGTCTACTGTCAAAATGTCGCCGTCACTGCGTGCGACGCACTCAATAACGGCGTTAAGGGTAGTTCCCCTGTTGCGGCATAACTGCTCAAAATGCTGGCGACGGCAGCGAATCATGGCGCCTGTTGCAAGAAATCAAGCGTTCCAGACAGCGAAAACACAGGCGGATTAGAGAGCGTGCTTGGCGAGAAAGAATACGCCAAGAACGACGGCGGAATTACCCGTGTGTCGTCATACGACGCTGCGTTAGTGCTTCTAGATATCGGAATCAAATACGGGCCAGGGTCAACGAAGGATATCCACGACGTTGAGCCCACGTCGCCATCGCAATAGGCAGACTCCAGCGAATCACCGTTCTGCAAGATTAGTCTCGGAAAAAAACCACCCGAAAACGACAAAACAGACGCCGTCGAGGTTATCGTTTGACGCGGTAGCACATATGTCGCTGGCGTTTGCTGCCCGGTCGTGTACACCGTGTTCGTGATGTCTTGTACCGTTGTGGTCTGCCCGATGAGCGACATCCCAAAGCAATTGGCAGCATAGTCGGCGCATCTGACTATTCTAAGAGACAGCTTGTATGACACTTGCAAAGAAATAAGCTGAACGTACCTTGCAAAAGGATTCCTGTTTTCGCTGTCAAAAGTGTGCGTAAAAGGAGGCCACGAGCCTGAGTCGCATAGAAAGCGCTCTCGCTGCGAAGAGCTTCGCCCCGTTATCACGTCCACGCTTGCCACCAAAAGCGTGTGCGATCCAAGTGGAGGAAACACAGAGCCAACTGCAAAATCAGTGTTTGCGTGTGTGACAGTAAGGCGATTTGCCACTCGCTTCACATACTGGTCTCGCGTTAAAACCTGCCCCTCGGAAAGTGTCAGCGAGTAGTCGGCGGCAGTTGAGGCATTAGGGCCACCAAAAATAACTCCTGGGTACAGAACCTTTACGGATGTGTCGACAATGCAAGACTCAAAGTCAGGCAACTCGCCACAGCAACACGGACTACACGCCGCTCCCAGCATGTCAGCACTCCGCGGCGATGAGATACCACGACGTGCCGTCTTTCGCGATTGCGCAATTCCTAGCGGAGCCTCGTGCCGGAATAGCCGCGAATAGATTCGTCGCGCTAACCGTACTCGTCACGCCCAGAAACGTGACCGTCTTGCTGGTGTTGATCGCCCACGCGCCGGTAAACGTGCAGACGCGGAACACCTTGCCGGACGCAGCACCACCTCGAGGCCCCCACTCCAGCGGCCCGAGGTCGCGGTCGCCGGCCTCCACCTGGCGGACGACCTTGCCAATCCGCTCCGCGGCCGGCTTGGTGAACGTCACACGCTGCGTGCCAGCAGCTGCACCGTCAGGTTTCTTTGCCATGCGTCACCAATAGCTCAGGATCACTCGTCCAATCGCCCACCGCATCGCAGCCGCCCCTGCGCGAGCCGACAGCACCAGCGCGGCGGCACCGGCTGTGGCGAGGGCGACGATGAAGATGGGGAGTCGGATCATGAATCTGGAAACGGCGTCGCCTGCGGCGTGAATGTCGTGCCGTTTGGATAACGACAGACGCCAGTAGTGATCCGCAGTTCATCGATGTTTCCGATGAAGTCGCGTCCCGTCAGCACGCCGTCTCGCCCGATTCGGATTATCGAGTCGGAATTGGCGCTATACGACTGCGTCATGTCGTACGTCATCGACGCTCGCTGAACACCGTCTATGTACATGCGAATGACGTTCCCGCTGTCTCGGCATACTGCCAGGTGGTGCCAGTTGTTGTCGTTCAGTCCGTTGATTGATGACCCTAGCGCACTGCCGCCAAGACCGAGCGAAAACAGGTAGATGTCACCCGAGCTCGACGACACGTTGTTGATGTTGATGACGTAGTCATAGGCTCCCTCTACGCCTTCTCGTCCGCGATAGAAGAGGCAGGCGTATTGCGTGGTCGAGTTCGTGCGAAACCAGAACTCGACGGTGTGCAACTGGTTGGAAAAGTGCAGCGAAGACTGGCCGACGGTCGGAGTCTGGATAGAGTCACCGCTGCCATCAAAGTACGCAGAGCGACCAAACACGCTTTGCGCTGCGCTTTGCGTGGCATTTCCGCTGGTCGTAATAGCCCTTGGAGTTCCGCTGGAGTCAACAAATGCGCTGCCCAGACCGTCCATGTGCAAAAGCAGCGAGACGTTGCTGAAACTTGGGTCTGTCGCCCACGACGACAACGCCGCCCGCTCCCATGTATTCGCTGCGGTTGCGACGTACAGGTAATTGCCGTCATACGCGATCTGCCCCGCAGTGCCGCTCGCCGTCGCCGACGCTGGCACGCTCGACCATGAGAGGCCAGAGCCGCCAGACGCAGCCAACACGCCGTCGGTGATCGTCAAGCCGCCGCCGACCTTGACGCCGCCAAGCACGGAGGCGGATGCGGTTGGCAGCGTGTATGAGCCACCACCGCTCCCGCCGAGCGTGATCGCTTGAATCGTGTTCTGCGGCGTCTTCACGAACAGCTTGTTGTCCGCGTAATTGATGCACACCTCGTTGATTTCGAGGTCGCTGGTGAGCGGCACGGCACCGGCGGTGTAGCTGCGACGCAATTTGATTTTGTTAGCCATGAGTCACCTATGTTGCGTAAGCGATTGCGACAGTGTGCGCGACCCCTGCGGAAATGCTTTGCCAAGCGGCAGAACCAATCTGCACAGGAGACAGCCTGTTTGTCGTGGTCCCGTCACCAAGCTGCCCGTTGGAGTTCAGCCCCCATGCCCACAACGTGTTGTCGCTGCGGATGGCAACTGTGTGCGAGCCTCCAGCCGCGACGGCCAGCCATGAACTAGAGCCAACCTGAGTCGGCGACACGCTATCGACAGTAGTTCCATTGCCGAGTTGCCCGCTTGAGTTCAGCCCCCAGGACCACAGCGTGCCATCGCTGCGAATGGCAACGGCAAAATAATCGCCAGCCGACACAGACTTCCACGCTGACGATCCGATCTGAACAGGCATCAGACGGCTCGTTGTCGTGCCGTCCCCCAACTGTCCATAATTGTTCGCGCCCCATGACCACAGCGTGCCATCATTCCGAACGGCACTCGAAAAATAACTGCCAGCAGACGCTTGCCTCCACGTCGCCGCGCCTACCTGGAATGGCGAACGTCCTCCGTAATAGTCTGCCGTTGGCAATTGCCCAGAGCTGTTGTCTCCCCATGTCCACAGCGTGCCGTCGCTACGAATGGCAACGAAATGGCTCCAGCCAGCAGCAGCCGTACTCCATGTAGATGCACCAACCTGCACTGGCGACGATCTGTTTGTAGTCGTGCCGTCACCAACCGGGTAGCGCCCCCATGCCCATAGCGTGTTGTCGCTGCGAATGGCAACTCCACCATTTACGGCACCGGCCACAGACTTCCACGAAGACAAGCCGATCTGCACAGGAGACAGCCTGTCAACAGACGAGCCGTCACCAAGCATCAAGTTATTGTTGTCGCCCCATGCCCACAACGTGTTGTCGCTGCGGATGGCGTGCGTGAAACGATAGCCTGCCGAAATTACTTTCCATACCGACGAGCCTAGTTGCAGCGGAGATGAGCGGCCCGTCAGCGTGCCGTCGCCTAGCTGACCTTGGCTGTTTTGCCCCCATGTAAACAGCAGCGAAGGCACCGAAAGCAATGCGGCGACGCTCGTCACGCTGGTCAGCCCAGAAGACGAAACGACGGCACGATACTGCCGCTCGTTGGAGTCGCCAGCAATCCCAGACAGCGACAGCGTCGATGTGGTTGCGCCGCTAACGGCAGACCACGATTCGCCGCCATCTGAGCTTTGCTGCCATTGGTAGCCAAGCGTGCCAGATCCAGTGGCCGTAACTGAGAACGTCGCCGTGCCACCGCTCGCAGTCTGATCTGACGGCTGTGACGTGATCGCAATATCCTGCACGGACAATAACGCCGCACTGCTCGTAACGGAGGCGGCATCCGCCGTTGAAACTACTACCCGATACTGGTCGCCGTTGTCCGCTGCTTGCAGCAGGCCGGTCAATGAGATAGTCGCACTTGTTGCGCCGCTGACGTTCGCCCACGAACCGCCAAAATCAAGTTTCTGCCACTGATACGACAACGACGCCAGACCTGTCGTTGCTGCTGTGACAGAAAACGCAGCCGCCCCGCCTGCTGCGGTCTGGTTTGACGGTTGCGCGGTAATCGTAATTTGCGGCACCGTCAGCGTTGCGGAATTGCTTGTCACGCTGGCTGCGTTTGCCGCAGAGACCAACACGCGGTATCTCGCGTTGTTGTCTGCGACAACCGTCATGCCAGACAGCACCAGCGTAGCCGACGTGGCACCTGAGACGTTCGCAAACGCCACGCCTGCGTCATTTGATCGCTGCCACTGGTAGGCGGGCGTGCCTGACGGAGCAGAAGAAGCCGTTACCGTGAACGTGGCATCTCCGTTGACGGCGGTTTGGCTCGTCGGCTGCTGCGTAATCGTGATCGTGTTATTCGCCTCGACCGTCAGCGTGGCCGCATTGCTCGTCACGCTCGCAGCGTTTGTAGCCGACACAACGACGCGGAACCTCGCTCCCCCATCGGCCTCGACCGTCAGGCCGGTGAGCGAAAGAGTGGCCGAAGTTGCCGACACCACATTTGCCCACGTCACGCCTGCGTCATTTGATCGCTGCCACTGGTAGCTCGGCGTGCCGCTGGGGCTGACCGTCGCCGCAGCCGTAAACGTCGCCGCCCCACTGCTAGCCGACTGATTAGTCGGCTGGGTTGTAATCGTGATCGTGTTCGCAGGCACCGCAAGCAGCGCGGAATCGCTGGTCACGTCCACTGCGTTTGTCGATGACACCAAGACGCGGTAGCGGTCGCCGTCGTCAAGAGTGTTGAGCAAGCTCGACAAGGACAGAGTCGAAGACGTGGCACCAACGATGCTGAAAAACTCCCCGAACCCGCCGTCTTGTCGCTGCCATTGGTACGAAAGCGTCCCGCCAGGCGTCGAGGTTGCCGACACGCTGAACGTCGCCGCCCCATTGCTCGCCGTCTGTGCCGCAGGCTGCTGCGTGATCGTGATGGTGTTCTGGGGAATGAAGCCTTCAAACTCCCCACCGTCCACCGTTCCGTTCTGGTCAAGCCCACCACTCGCCGAGATCGTGAGCGTGCTATTCGCCGACGAGATCGTGACGTTGCCGCCCGCCGCCAGCGTGACGCCGCCGGTCAAGTTGTTCAGCGCCGTGACGTAGTTGTGGGCGTGGTTCGCCGCAGCCGCCCCCAGCGTCGATAGGGAGGGCAGCGTGTGAACGTGGTCGGCCCTGGCTGCGAGGTTCGACGAGCCAGCCGATGCCGTGCCCAGATTCGACGGCGTGGCGTCGGAGAGCGTGAGGTTGGAGCCGCCAGTTCCAGCGGCCCCCTGCGGGATGCCAAACGCCAAGGCGACGTTCGAACCGCCATTGCTCGTCGTCGCCGTGACCGTGGCATCGGAGCCAGCGGAGAGCGTCGTGGCGGAAGCTGAGAACGTCGGCGTAATGCCGTTGGTTCCGGTCGCTCCGGCCGCCCCGGTCTGGCCGGCCGGCAGGCCAAAGTTCAGCGTTAGGTTCGCCCCGCTGTTGGAGCTCGAGCTCGTCACCGTGGCGTTAGAGCCAGGAGCGAGAGTCGAGACCTGGCCCACGGTGATCGTCGTGGATGGCGGCCCCTGCGGCCCCTGCGGGCCTGCTGGCCCAGCGGGGCCAAGGCCGGAGCCCACGGCCAACGAAAACGCCGTGCTGCTTGGCACGGTGACCAGGACGGCAGTGCCGCCTGACACACTAACGCCAGCAGCTGTAGACGAAACAGCGACGTTGATCATGGAGCGAAAGCCTTGAGCGTGCCGCTCAGAAACGTGCGAGTCACCGACGACGAAGAAACCCCTCGCATGTACCAGCGGTAGGTCTTGGCCGGATCGAGGGAGCCAGTATGCTGTTCAGTCAACGACAGGTTGATTTGTCCTGCCGCTGCGTCAACGACTGTCACCGTGAAGGTCGCAGCCGTTGTTCCCTGCGTGTTCACGCCAACCGGATTCACGAAGGACACGTTTGTCGCCGCTTCGTAAACGATCGCCGACCAACTGTAGCCGGTTGTGTCAATGCTCAGGTCGGCAAGCATGCCGAACTCATCGCCCACGGTGAGCGAGATGTTTAAGGCGCCAGGAAGTGCCACGAATTCGGAGGCCATAACGTCAACCTACTCTGTATGGGAAATGTCTTTTAGAACGGCGGCCTGCCGAACAACGGGGCGAAAGCAACCTCCCGATGCACGCGGCGGTAGAGAATGTCAGGGGCTACCCCTGAGCCTTTGAGCGAGCCGTTGGCGTTTAGGGCCACAGGATTCGACGACGCGACCTTGTCGCCGCTGTCCGGGTCGATGACATACGCCCGCTTCTGTTGGCTCCCCTCGAGGTAGTTGTAGCCGACGTTCGGAAGCATCAGCCGCCACCCACTCTGGCGATAAGCCAACTCAACCGACACCGACCAATACTTCAGCTCCGATCCGTTGACGACCTCGACCTGCTGCTGGCCGCTGATCCCCTGGCACTTCCACTGATACGGCTGCGCGCCCAGGTACGCGTCTGCGTTCACGCAGTTGGTCACTTGGGCGGCCACACCGACGGGAAACGACGGGCGATTGCCTGAGATCGTGCAGCGGAGCTCGCTCTCCTCGGTCATCGCCCCCTCAAAGAAGTCGCCGGCCGAGTTGACCAGGACGCGCATGTCGCCATTCCCGCTGCCATGAAAGTAAGCCAGCGCAGGGACTGCGGCCCCGCCTGTCGAGAAGGACCAGATGTCGGCACGGGCCAGCGGGTTGGGGTCGCTGTCCTGCGTGCCGATCGCGGGCACGGAGTACGAGTACGTCACCTCGACATGAAAGCGGTCTAGCTCGGTTACGGCACCTTCGTTGCACAGCAGATAGCCGTATTCCGGGTGCGGCGTGCCGTGGAATATGCCGACAGCGTTGAGGGCTTCCTGTGTGTTGACAGGGCCGTCCGTTGTCAGGTGGTACTTGATCTCGGCAGTCGGCGACTCACCGAACCTGTGCGAAAACGTGCGAGGGATGACCTCGCGAAATGCGAGAACTGGCATTAGGCTGCCCCCACGATGTCAACCACGCCGCCGAGCTTGCCGATCTCTCGGGCAATCTTCTGGAGCTCGGCCAGCTGCTTTCGGTATTCGCCAATCGCCGGATCTTCCCGGCCCGTGGCCAGCCGCAGGAACTCGCTGGCCCCTTCGCTCGTTCGCACGTCCGTAGCCTGCACGGTCTGCTGAGAAACCTGCGAAAGGGCGTCGAGCCGGTCCGCCTCAATCTCCGCAGCACGCTGGGCGTACTGCTCGTTCAGGTCACGGATACGCTCGGCAGTCTTGAGGGCATCCTCAAAGCCAGAGCGGATCGCGTCGGCAGCCTGCTCAAAGGTTTCGGGGTCGATGACCTTCGCCTCGAGGTCCGCCTCCAGCTGGGCCAGCTGCTCCTGGGCTGCGGTGAACGCCTCTGGTGCGATTTCAAAATTGACGTACGAGAACGTCTCGTCGAGCTTGTCACGCACCGACGCAATCGCCCGCTCGGCGTCCTGTGTCGAGAACCCAAACTGGGCCGTCTCTTCAGCAGCGGCCTGAGCCTGGTCGAGAACCTGCAACCGCCGGATGGCAGCATCTTCGGCAGCCTTATCGCCGCTGGCACGGGCCTCGACGATGGCCGCCTCTGTCTCCTCGATCTGCCTGACGATCGCCAGGAGCGTGTCGGCTGGCGTCGCTCCGTCACCGCCGCCGAGACCTTGTGCGGAAATGAACGCGTCGGCCAGCTTGCGGTCGGCCTCCACGGCAGCAGCTGCAGCACGCTCAGCCGCTGCGATCTTTTCGTCGGCTGCCTTCTGGGCAGCTTCGGAAGCAAGAGCCTGAGCCTGGGCCTCTTTGTCCAGCGTTTCGATCTTGGCTTCGAAGGCTGCCTTCTCCTGCTCGGCCGCCTTCTTCGCCTCGTCGGCAGTCAGCGTACCGTCGGCTTGCAGTTGTGCGATCTGCTCGAGCGAGTTCTGGTAGGCGAGAGCGGCCTGGAATCCGGCGTCGCCAAACTCGGCCGCCGCCGTGGCAGCCGTGCCGATCTCCTTGGCGAACTGCGAGGCGGCCAGCGTGGGCTGCGACAGGTCGAGTTCGGGAATCACCGGCTCTTCGACCTCGGCGGTGATGCCGAGGAAGTTCTCGGCAATGGTGAGCAGGCGTCCAACGGTCCCGCCGATGGCGTTGGCGATCGTTTCGAATGTGGACGACACGCCACCGAATACGGACGAGATCACGCCGCCGATCTGTTCAATGGCAGACTGCAGGCCGAAGAACTCAGCCCACGACGCCAGCGTGTCGCCGATGTAGCTGCCGACCTGTGAGAGCGCCGTGCCGATGATGTTGGCAACACGCGAGACGGTTTCGCCAAGACCGCCAAGGTTGTCAGCAACTGCACCGAGCGGCGAGAACGATACGGCGAAATCTGTAGCAGCTACCGCGCCGTCGACAAGATACCGCACAACGTCGATGAACGCGGTGCCGAACGATTCACCGACCGCGCCGAACGCTTGGGCCAGGTCTCCGATAGGCGAGATGATTTCTCCGATCACGCGGCCGATACCGCCGATGACCACGCCAACAACCTCGAACGCTGTACCCAGACCAGACAGCACCGGCTCCAGCACGTCGCCAATCGGCCCGACGATGGCATTGATTCCGCCCAGGAACTCGGCTGAGCCTTGTGCGATGCCTTCGCCCAGGCCGACAAACGGCAATAGGAGCAGCTCGCCGAGCCGGGAACTGGCAACGCCCAGCGCGTCGATGCCTGCACCGAAGTCATCAATGCGGCCACGGTCGATGGCCGACAGTGATCCGCCGAGTCGCTCGATGTCGTCTGCCGCTGGGCCGAGGTTGGCGAAGAACGGCAGCAGGTCGGCGCCGCTCTTGCCGAAGATCTGCATCGCAGCGGCCGTCCGCTTCGCCGGATCTTCGATGCCCTGCAGTTGTTCGCCGACCAGGCGAATCTGCTCCTCCGGGCTCAAGTTCTCCAAGTCCGTGAACGAAATGCCCAGCTTGGCCAGGGCCGCAGTCGCGGCCTTGCTCTCCTCGTCTGCACCGGCGAGCGTCTTCTGCAGCTTGCCGAAGGCGCTGCTGACTGATTCGATGGAAACGCCCGAGCGGTTGCCCGCTTCCTCGAGCGTCTGGATGAACTCAAACGACACGCCCAGCTTGTCGGCCGTGTTGCCGAGCGTCTCGACGCGGTCCTCGAGGTCGAGCAGCCCGCTGGCCACCGCGGTAGCACCCGCACCAAACGCAGCCACCGCAGCGAGGCCGACAGTGAACGGATTCACCATCCCAGCCACCGAGGCTCCGATGTTGGCAAGGCCGCCAGACAGGCCGGCACCGCCGCCGAAGACCTTGCCGAGACCCTCGCCAGCAGACGCCAGACCTGACAGACGGCCGGCCACATTGCCGATCGGGCCTGGCAAGGCCGACAGCACGCCGGACAACTCGTTGAACTTCATCGTGCCGCCGTCGCCGGCACCGTCGACAGAATCACCGAACTTGTCGGCCGCGCTCGTCGCCTTGGCCCACTCCGTGGCGGCCTTGTTTAAAGCCGAGTTGTACGTGTCCTGCGAGATGCGGCCGGCGGCCAGGTGGTCGTTCAACTCTTGGACCTGGGCGTCGTACTTCTGCTGCGGCGTGAGGTTGGCCTGCGTGATCTGAGCCGCGCGTGCCAGGGCCTTTGCCCGGTCAGTCTCGGCCGCCGCCGCTTCTTCGTTGGCTCCGCTGGCCTCTGCCGCGGCACGGGCATAGGTCTCCTCGCTGATCGCTCCGGCCGCGAGCAGCTGGCCCAGCCGCTCGAGCTCGGCCGTCCGCCGTTCCTCGGCCGTCGCCACCTGCTCGGTGATACGTGCTCCTTCGGCAAACGCCGCCGCCGCCGTTTGGGCGCTGCCCACAATGGCCTGCAGTTCGGAGGCGTACTCCTGGGCAGAAATCTGCCCGGTCTTGAGGGCACTGCCGAGAAACGCGATGTCCGTGGCCACCTGCTGCTGGGCCGCAGCTGCCGCACCGCTTGCCGCCGTGAACGAGTCGAAGAGCGACGACGCAGCCGCGGCCTGCTTGCCAAGGTTCTGCAGTTGACGGTCGACCTGCGACAGCCCCTTGGTCATGCCATTGGCATTGGCCGAGAACTGCACGCCGAGTCCGATAACCGTCGCCATTAGTCACCCGCCAAGTCTCGTGCCAACTGTTCCAACGCGTCCTGTATCTGCAGATCGTGCTGCGGTGCTTTCACAACCGGAACAAAGTCCTCCGCCTTCGGCGTCCTGCCGCGTGGGCAGTACGGCGCAAGCGTCGCACTGGCCACCAGGCCCGTCTGCCGCCATGTGTCAGGAAGCGGATGGAAGTGCCGGTGGTATGCAATCCACTCGGCAAACTCCCGGCTGTCCATTTCCTGGCACAGTTGCTTGACCGTCATTCCGAGATGTGCCGCCAGACGAAACAGAAAAACACGCGTCGGGCGGACTGCTAGTTTTTTGCGAGTTCCTCCACGTCCTTGTCGGTGAGAGCGTTGTGCTCCATGGCCTTGGCCCACACGCGGCTCATCACCTTGGCCGACTTCTTTGCCAGCTGCTCGACCTCCGCGTCGGTGAACAGCCGCTGGCCCTTCTCGTCACACAGGCAGCGTGCCAGGAACTTCGTGCGGAAGTTCTCGACGCCCTTGCCCTTGTTGGCCACCCAATCGTTCTCGTAGCTGTCTCGCTCGCCGCACGTCATCACGCGGATGAACACGCTGCCGCCCCACTCCTTCACCTTGACCTCGAGGAGGCCCAGGTCGTCCGCCGCCAGGATTTGTTCTTTCGTCAGTGCCACGGTTTCATCCAATCAGGTCGAACGTGAACGTGTAACGCGTCACATCGTTGGGAGCCGCGGTGGCTCCCTTGCCCGTACATACTGCGTTGTATGTCAAGCTGACGCCGCCACCGCTGATAACGAGCGACCCGTATTGGCCCCAATTGAAAGAGCCCGGAGCGAGTCCCTCGACGCTCACGCTGCCACCGCTTGGTGCATACGCATTGCCGCGACCGATAGGTATGCCGCCGCCAAGCTCCAACTGCACGCTTGTCAGCTCGGTCAGTGAAGAACCGGCAAACGACACCGTGCAGCCTTGCGAGTATGTCGCCACGGAAACCTCCGTAGCGGACTAGACCCGCGCGACTCGGAAGGTGGCCTGGCCCCGCGTGGCGTCATTCGTCGCCAGCGTCACGCTGGAAGAACTGACCGTGGCAGCAGCACTGAGCGTCAGGCCGCCAGAGATCACCAGCGTGCCGGTCGACCCGTCGGTGATCGGCGCGGTGCCGAGGTACTCGATGCTGACCTCGCGCCCCGTGTCCGTGGCCGAACCCTTGAGGGGGCGATCCATGGTGGCAACGCTGCTGCCTGCGGACAGGCCGAGGTGGGACACGTCGATGGTGTCGCCAGCCGACACGTCGGTCATCGAGTAGGTGATGTTCGTGACCGTGTAGCCCGTGCCGCCGAACGTGAGCGTCGTGCCCTGACCGTGAGTTGCCATGAGTTAATTCTCCACCCAAAAGAGGTCGTAAGTTTGCCGGACCAGATAGAGCGAGTTCTCCGCTCCGTCGATCTCCACGAGGTCGTCGGCCTCGTCCATCAGGAGCGACTGCCGCACCTCCGTATTGTCGAAAGTGCCAGCGAACCCATCCAGAACGCGGCGGCACTTATCCGCCAGGTCTCGCGCCGCCTCGTAGGTCGAGCCGTACACGTAGAGCTCGACCGTGACTCGTGGCAGGCCGCTCGGCGTGCCAGCCATGGTCATTTCCCGCAGCACGCGGGCTCGCCGCCAGATGATCAGCGGGAACTGGATCGGGGACGGCCCGACGTAACGCAGCGGGTAGATGCGTCCGCTGATCAACGCCTGCACGTTGGTGTCCGACACCAGGGCATTGCGCAGAACAGCCTCGGGTGATTTCAGCGCCATCAGAACGGCCCCTGGAGTGACTTGATTTTGTCGGCGAGCTCGCGGGCGGCCTTGTCGAAAGCGTTGGTCATTTCTTCCACCATCAGCGATTCAACACGCTCGCGGGTCTGCTCCCATGCCGATCGGATTGGAGGCCGACCGTACGAGCCGCCGACAGGCATCTTCCCTGTTGACACCCTGCGGCCGTCCTGCGTGCGGCGAAAACGCTCTTTGGTCCCGAACTCGACGAGCCCTTGGTGGTAGCCGAGCTTTGTGTTGTCGTATGGCTCGTTCATCTTCCGGCCAGACTTGAACCCGAGAATGGCAATGCCCACACCGGTTCGCGGGTACCGTTTGCTCTTGACGGCGATCGACCGCCGGAGGTTCCCAGTAGGGCCTCTAGGCGTTGCCGCCTTGAGGGCCTGAAGCGTGCCGCCTTTCTCAGCCGCACGCCGCAGCCCGGCGGCCATGTGCTTGGCGGCCAGGTTCTTCGGCAGTGCCACAAAGGCATTGCGGATGCTTTCCAGCCCAGGGATGTTCGTCGTGATTCTGATGCCGACCTGCTCAGCCATTGCGTCGCTCCATGCAAATGGCCTCGTGCTCCGTGCGGTTGCCGTGCTCGAGCAGGCTGGCGATCTCCAGTGTGCGGCCACGCCATGCGAAACGCATCTGGCTCGTCAGGCCCGGCAGGTACCGCAGCCGCAGCCGGTGCGTGACGGTCGTTTCCTGCTGGCCCGCCGCCAGGGCCTCGCGCGCCGACACACCCTCGACGCTGGCCCAGACGGCCGATGAGTCGGTCCACGCCAGGACGGTCTCGCCAAGGGCATTGGTAGTGCCGCTGGCGACTTGGACGGTAACACGCTCTCGCAGTTCGCCCGATCTCATGCACGCTCCTTAGAACGATCCGCCGTCTACCGATGACGACGGGTCCAGGTAGTCGGTGCCAGCAGTCGCAGCGGCGTAGCCCGTGCCGTTGCCCTTGAGGAGGCCAGAGACAGCAGACGTAAGCCCGAGCCCGCCGTAACCCACAGCAACCGCCGTGCCTTGCCAGACGCCGCTGGAGATCGTGCCGACGCTGGTCAGGCTCGATCCGGTGACGCCGCTGCCAAGAGCAGAAGACGACAGCACGGCCGTGCCGTTGATCGCGTAGCTTTTTCCACTCACGAGGTTGACGTGCTCGCTGCTCGTCCACGCGTCGATGGAGTCGGTCCACGTCAGGGTTTTGTCCGTCGTCCCCTTCAGCGTGATGCCGCCGCCGTCGGCTGTCTCGTCGGATGGTGATGCCGTGTCGCCGAGAATTACGTTTTTGTCTTCGACAACCAGGCTCGTACTGTTGATATTCGTCGTCGTGCCGTTGACGGTCAGGTTGCCGGTCACGGTCAGGTTCGATGAGATCGTGCCGCCAGTAAGCGGCAGGTAGTTCGCAAGCTGCGAAGACACATCCACGGCGGCGACCGCGCTTGTGACGTAGCTCTTCGTAGCGAACACTCCGTCGCCCCCTATAGCGATCACGCTCGTGGCGTTGCCGTCCTGCCCGAGCCCCTTGCCGTAGTAGAGGACGTTCTCGACTTCATTAAACGCGCACTCCGCGTTGAGAAGAGTCGCTGGAGCGCCAGCGTTCCCAGATACTCGCCGCTTCAGCCTGATCGTGTTCGCCATGACCTATCTCCTCAGAAGTTCGCGCCGTCGATCACAAGATTTGATTCTGGTGCATCCCGCCATTTGCCATCCGCGTACCGCAGGAGGTCGCCAGGCTGCGGCGAGTCGATTTGCACATCTGCCAGTGACGCCAGGGTATTGCTGCTGGCCGGCCCTTGCGGCCCGACGCCGCCAATGACGTTGACAGACACAGCAGAAGCCGCGACAGACGCCGACACAGCCGTTCCTGAAACGGTGGCCGTGATCGGGTTGCTAGTGACGTTGGCCGTTGTCACCCGACGACCTCCACCAGACCCTGCAGTGCGGTCCTCCGCACACTACCCGGAGCGTCCCACTCAAGACGCCAGCCGTACGTGCCGACCGGTAGAGCGGCCGTCTGCTGCTCCGTAAGTGCAATGTTCACGACGCCGGCCGCGGCATTGGTCAGCGTGGTCGTGAACGCCGTCACTGTGTTGCCGGTAACCAGCGATGTGATCACCGCCGAGACCGTGTAGCCGGTCATGGTCGTGGGCGAGAAGTCGATCGTCGTGCCGAGCTCGTCGCCGCGGCGAAGCGACAGCCCCAGCTGGCCGGGAAGTTGGCTGTACGTGCTCATCGGTAAGTCCCCCAGCGGCACGAGTCGAGCAGGGAGTTCACGCCGAACTCGATTTCCTTAGACACAGTGCCGGTCAGCACAGACTCACGCCGGTCATACCAGTGAGCCACCAGCATCAGAATTGCGTGCCGGATCTGCGTAGGCACGCTGCGGCCGTCCTCGCCGTACCCGCCCCACCAGGTGATCATCACCGAGTTATCGTCGCGGCGATGCACGGGCCACGCCTGCTCGTACAGCGGGCTGATGGTGCCAGGCGTGGAGTGCCGGTCGACCCGGTACTCGTTCGACGGGAACACCACCACGGCACCGGTCTCCGTGGTGTACGTGATCGCCACTGAGGTGACGGCCGAGGCGGTTGCCATCGGCGGCCGTGGTAGCTCAATGTTGTCGAGGCCGTTCGGCGGAAACCCGTCCAGCCGCATCGTCCACTGCGTGTGAACCAGCGAGCGGTCCAGGTACTCCTCGACCCACCCTCGAGCAGCTGCCACCAGGCCCATGATGTAGTTGTTGTCGTCGTCCGTATCGACGCGCAGGTGGGCCTTGGCGTCCGTGATGGTCACGGGCTCCACGACAGACTGCGTGGCTCGTGTCAGGCTGCGGTACGTCATCGCGTGCGTTTCCTGCGTGGCGTGGCGTCGGCCGTCTTCACTGGCGTTTCGACCGCAGCCGTTTCGATCAACTGCTGCTGTTTGTCCTCAACCGCGATTTTTCTGGCGAGCAACTCGGCAGCCAGGCCGCCGGGGATGTCCACCGTCTGACCTGAGCAGTAAGCACGCCACGACCGGATGAACTTCAGTTTCACGATTGTCCTACGCTCCATGCAGTTTCGGGGGCCTTGTTCGCCTTCATCCAATCGCTCGTGTATTGGAAAACCGGCTTGCCGAGATCCTTGCCAGGCCACGTCACGACGTACTCGCCGTGGCCGATCGACACCCGCGGCGTAACGAAACACTTGTTCCCTGAGTCACGCCACGTCCGCCAGAACCCTATGTCCGAGTCCACGCGGCCCTCGCCGTAACTTCCCTGCGGGTCCGGTTGTTCCCAGAACCAGGGCTTCTTCATTCGCTTCAGGGCGGCCGTCGAGAGGATCGTGCAGCCGAAGTGGGCGCTATCTACCTGCTGCACAGGCTCGGCAAACCACGACGTGGGCAGCGTCGTCGAGCCGCTGGCCGGCGGGTCGTCTAGTGTGCCGAGCAGCGTCAGCATCGGCCGGCCGTCCTCTCGCTTCACCTGCAGCGGAGCTATGGCATCGCACTGGAACGCCAAGGCCATAGCGAACAGCTGTTCGATATCCTGGCGGGAAACAAACGTGTCGAAATCAAGCGTGATGATGTATTCGCACTGGTCGACGAACTGCTCCATCATCCGCGTGAGTACCTGGCTCCAGAACGCACCCTGGCCGAGCGTGGGCCGGATGCCCAGCGGCATGAGGGCCTGAGCCCAGCCGAACAGGTTAGCCAGAGGGCCGAACCGCGGGCCGGACAGGATCGCCTCGGCCCGGATCTCGACCTCGGTGCCCCCTACCTTGATGACCATGCAACCTCCAAATGAGAGCGGGCGGCTCCCGTGTGAGAGCCGCCCGCTCAGGATTGCACTGCTGTCAAGCAGGATCAGACACCACGCAGGGCGATGACCGGGCCGGGCACCGTCGAGCTGCCGATCGTGTGGTGGGAAATTCCCACCCGAGCGATCGCCCGGATCACGGTCTGGTCGGACAGGAAGTTGACCTGGTCGCTGCTCTGGATCTCCAGCCCCGCACGGGTGCCGTAGATCGAGGAGTTGGCCAGATCGCCGTAGAGGCACATGACCTTGCCGGTGGCATCGTCGCTGCCCGGCAGCTGGTCGGTGAACACGACCGGCGAACCGAGGAACGTGAGGCCGAGGCCCTGCGACAGGCCGACCGAACCACCCTGGTTCAGGTCGAGGGCCTGCATGCAGGTGGCGAAGAAGTACGGCGAGCAGTACCACTTGGCACCCGCCCGGCTGTGCTGCGGAACGGCAGCCATCATGGCGAGCAGGTTCGCCTTGGTCACCTCGTCCGGCGTGTCACCGGCAGCGGCCACAAGCGACGCAGCGTAGTCGTAGGTGGTCACCTCGCTCGCCGTGGTGGTCTTGAGCAGACCGCCGGCGTGAGACGTGACGATACCCGCGACACCCGGAGCGTTGCTCGGGTTGCCGAGCCACGCTGCCGCCTCCACGGCATTGCTGATGCCGAGGGCCAGCTCAGCCGCGACCCAGTCGGCGATCGAAACGATCGAGTCCTGGAGCAGCTCGCTGGACACCACCACGGCGGCGCCGAGCTTCTTGGCCGTCACGGTCACCTGGGTGGCCGACGGGTCGGCCGGAGTGATCGCGGAGTTTTCCGAGATCCACCCACCGCTCACGCCCGCCGTCCGCTTCGGGAACAGCACCACGTCGCTCGGCATCTGAACGCTGGTGGCGTTCGACGCGAAGGCCGAGTATTGCTCGACGAGCCGCAGCACGGTGCTCGACAGCACGTCGGGCACGAAGTTGCTGCCGGCACCGGACGCACCACCGAGGGCACGCACCTCGACGCCGTGGTCCTCGCACCACCGCTTGGCGTGAGCGTCGCCGCTCTTCGCCTTGAACCACATGCCCGCCTTGTAGGCGTCCTCGGCCTTCCCGAACGCACGGAGCCGGCCCGAGAACGGAACCGCCTCGACGCGGGCCTTCTCGCTCCGCTCCTCGGTCACCTCGGGGGCAGGCGTGCAGCGGTCGACAACCGCCCGCAGGTTCTTGGCCGACTCGGCCACGTTCTTCTCGAAGTCGATCTTCTTGGAGAGCTTGGCGGCGTCGGCCGTCAGCGTCTCGAGCTCGAGGTCGCGCTCGGCGATCTTGTCGGCGTCGCCTTCGATGGCCCGCACGGCGTCGATCCGGTTGGCGAGGGCAGCCGCCTCGTCCTGAAGCTTCTTGAGGTTGTCCATGTGTCGTGAGACTCCTGCGGCGGTATTGCCGATGGAGTCCACGGTGCCACTAGGGACGGGGTACCTTGCAGAAGCGAACGCCAGAAAGTGTTGTTTTCACAAACGCAACAGCACGCGCGCCGCACCTCGGGCAGCGCAGATACCGCTGCCGCTCGTCACCGACCGGACGGCTGGAACGGCAGCGCAACTTTTCGCCGCAGGTGCAGCGTGCGTCAGACACGGCGAAGCCTCAGAACCGCGGCGGCTGCCGCATCACGGGCCAGCGAACGCTTCGCAACAACAGCGGCCGCCGTCTCGGGCTGCGACTGCGTTGCCAGCCACGCCTCGTACGAACGCATCGCAACGCCGGCCGACGTGCTGGGGTACGCGGGAACCAGAACCGGCCCCACGTCGTAGAGTCCAGACACCTCGCGGATCTGCCGCACGGCCTTACCATCGTCGCCCTGGCGGAAACCTTCGCCAGCCTTGTCGACCGTGAAAGCGAACGACGAGCCGCGAACGTCACGCCGCTGGATCAACTCCATCACGTCGGCACGGCTCACGGGAGGCGTCACGACGTACCGCAGGCCCTTGTCGTCCGACGAGAGCTCGAGCGTGCCGCTCGACGTGCGGCCCAGCACGATGTTGCTGTCGTGGTTGAACAGCGCCACAACGTCCTGGCGGCCCCGCTGGCGGCTCAGGATCTTGTCGAAGGCACCGGGCAGGATCTCCTCACGGAAACCGCCCAGGTCGAGCGACAGCCGGTTGTAGACCGCAGCGTATCCGATGATGGCTGCCCGGCCGTCGGCCCGGCTCTCGACGATCAGTTCCTGCTCGTCCTCAAAGGCGAAGTCGCGGCGTTCAATTTCCATCGGTAGCGTCCTCCTCGGATTGGTCCTCGGTGTCGTCGGCTGGGCTTTCCTCGTCCTCGACCGGCGGCTCGGGCATCGGCTCCGCGGCCGGCTCCTCTCCCACCTTGTCCAGCGTGGTCATGTTCAGCTGCACAAAGTGCTTGTCGCCTTCCGGGCCGATCGGGTTCAGGTTCTCAAGCTCACGGATCTCGTTGATCGTCATCCAGCCATTTTGCAGTGCCGACACGTAGTAGGCCGACCGGCTGGCGTGATCACCACGCAGCAGGCCGCTCACGCTGTGCTCAGCGAAGTACCGCTCGTCGTCCACGATGAGGTCACGGCTGATGGCAGCCTCCCACCGCTTCAGGTGCGGCAGCAGGCAGTGCTGGACGAATTCCGTCCCCTGTACCTCGATATTCGAATAGGTCGACCGTGTCAGGTCTTGAATCATGTGCGGTGGTACACGGAACGCCCGGCAGATCTCGATGACCTGGTACTGCCGGGTCTCAAGGAACTGCGCCGCCTCGTTGCTGCCGCTGAGCTCGTGGGCCTTCACGCCGTTAGGCAAGACCGCCGTGCGGTGTGCCCGGTCCGGCCCGCGGTGCATCCGCTCCCACTGCTCCCTTAGCCGCTCCGACGCTTCGGCCGGGATCGGGTTGTCAGACTCCAGGACAATGCCGGGCCGGGCACCGTTGCCGAAGTAGGTGGCACCGTGAGACTCAAGGGCCTGTGCCAGGCCGATGGCATTGCGGAACAACTGGTACGTCGGCACTGGCTTGATGCCGTCCTCGGTCGTGAACCGCAGGGCGAAAATCTGGTCCTGGCTGTAGACCGTCTGCCGGCCGTTTGGCTCGCGGTAGCGATACCGCACCGTGCCGTCCTCCAGCCGCTCGGCCTCCATCCTGGAGGAGTGCAGCGGCCACAGCTCAGAGACCGCACCTCGAGCACCTGGGCGGATCTCCGCGTAGGACGCACCATAGTGCAGATACATCCCGGTCATCCAATCCCGGAACTCCTGTGCCGTCTGCCACGGGTTCGGCTGCATGTGCAGGAGCCGATAGACGGGGTTCGCCGGTGCCTTGGCCTTGCCGCCGTTCAGCAGCCGCTCGTAGACGTGCAGCGGCAGCGAGCTCACAGCGTCGGAGATGACGCGGATGCAGGCCGTGTAGGCCGAGCATGCCATGGAGTTGTCGGCTGTGACACGGACGCCGGAGGCCGTGCGGCCGCCACCCATGTCGTGCCACTCCACGCCACGCAGGTCGATCATCTTGAAGTCGGCGGCAGCGTTCTCGCTCATAGCGTGATGATGTCCCAGGATTGGTCGGGCGGCGTCGTGGTGGCTACGGCATGAAGTCCGAGAGCCATGACCAGCGACACAATGCCGTCGATACGCTCGGTGCTTTTCGCCTTGCTCGGCTTGATGTTGCCCTGGTGGTCAGACTGCACCGCGACGTTCCCAGCCATCCACGACAGCACCGGGTGGTTCGCGTGGCGAATACGCTCCGACAGCACAAGGTTTTCCAACTGCTTGCTCGGGCTCGACATTGAGCCATAGCCCTGCCCAAATCCTGTCACCTGGAGGCCATCTCCTTGCAGTTGTGTTGCCAGCTGCGTGGCGTTCCAGCGGTCGATCCCCACCTGCCGGATGTTGTACTTCTGCGACAGTTCGACGATGTCTCGCCGGATCACGTCGTAGTCTGTGACGTTGCCATCGGTGGCTCGGATGTACCCGTCACGGATCCAGCCGATGTAGTCCACTTTGTCCCGCTGGGTCCGCTCGGCAGCGTTCTCCTGCGGCACCCAGAAGAACGGCATCACGTCGAACGAGCCGTCGTCGGCCTGACTCACAAGCACCAGGGCGCTCAGGTCGTACGTGGTCGCAAGGTCGAGGCCCGCGTACCACTCCCGATGCTCGAGGTCGGCCGACAGCGGCCCGCCGCACTTGGCCCATGTGTCGGGCGAGATCCACCGCACGTCCTGCGTTGTCCAGACGTTGAGCCGGTAGCGAAGGAACGCGTTGAGCTTCGACGGCGACTGCTCAGCCTCGCGGGCATCGGCGGCGAACGACTCCACTGTGATCGTCTCGCCGAGTGACGGGTTCGCCTTGTGCCACGTCTTCTGGTCCTTCCAATCGTCCTCGGGCGAGGCCGCGTAGATACACCCAAAGAACGCAGGGTCGACGGTCGGGTCCGCGATGCACCGCTCGGCGTACGCGTGCTGTTCCCAGCAGATACTCTTGCGGTCGTAGCCGGCCGTCGTGATCGACAGCAGCAGCGGCGAGCGTCTGGCCGCACCACCGTACCGCAGGGCATCCCACAACCTGCGGTCCCGCTGGGCGTGGAGCTCGTCGAAGAGCAGGGCGTGGATGTTGAGACCCTCGGCCCGGAACGCGTCGGCCGACAGCACCCGATAAAACGAGTTGCTCTTCTTGTGCACGATGGTCTTGCGGCTGTCGATCACCTCGAGGTGGCGAGACAAAGCAGGCGATGCCCGCACCATCGACGCAGCCTCGCGGTAGATGATGCCAGCTTGCTCGCGGTCGCATGCCGCACCGTAGACCTCGGCACCAGGCTCCGAGTCGAAAGCGGTCATGTAGAGCGCAATTCCGGCAAGTGTGGTACTCTTGCCTTGCTTCTTCGGGAGTTCGATGTACCCGACGCGATGCTTCCGTGTGCCGTCTGGGTGCAGCCGGCCGAAGAGCTCACGCATTACGTGATGCTGCCACGGCAAGAGCTTGAACGGCTTGCCAGCATTCTGCCCTTTGCTGTGGCGAAGGATCTTCTCGAAGAAGTGAACAACACGCTCGTACTTGGCCTGACCCTCTTTGCAGAGATCAGGCGCCGTGGAGCTTGAAGAAGTCTTCGACTTCGTCGGTAGGCTTTTCTTGCTTGGCACCTAGCCGCGTCCTGCTGGTAGGAGTCAATCCAAACTCGCCCATTAGCGAAGCCTGCAGGCTCACTAATCCTCGATATAGCGGCCCGGCTGGGTTCGGTTTCACGCCGCCGAGGTCCGTCTTCATGACCGGCCCAGTGGCACGCAGCTCGAGCAGACACGCCTGCGAAGCAGCGTACACCTCGCACAAAGTCGCCAAGGCTTCGCCGTCGGCCAGCGTCAACGTTCCGAGCTCCAGAAGAAGCGGCACAAACTCGTTCCACTTCTCGACTGCGAGCGGCTCGACGAGCAGTCGCTTCGGCATCGGCGGCGAGCCCACCGGCGCCGGAAGGTCCGGCCGGATCTTCCGTTTGCCCGGATTGCCGGCCAGCTTTTTCACAGAGGCCGGTGTCGGCCTGCGTCCATTCGGCATACGACTACCCCACAAATTGCCGGGAAAAACGTCGTTTCAATTTGCGGCCGCGCGCTCCGAGG